TTGACTTAGGATTGTTTGGTACTCCTAATACTTCAGCTATCATGTTTGCTGCCATTCCTCCCATCGGTCCACCCAAGGCAGTTCCTAATGTAGGTGCAACAGCTCCAACTATGTTCTTTAATACGTTCTTCATCTCAAGCTCCTAATACCATTTTTTGTAATTCAATACTTCTTCTACCTACCTGTTTAAACCAACGACTATCTTCCATTTCTGTAGCCATCTTTTCCCAATCATGTTCTCTACAAGCTTTTAACATGTTACGAAACTTTGAAAGTCTTGAACCTCCTAGGTTAAAACACATGTTTACTAACACTCTTTGTATAACTTCTGGTAGCTTTTCAAACTCTTCCTCACTACCAAATATATGTATAGCTTCCTTGTAGTGCTTTTCAAAGTCATCCTCGTAATACATATCTACAACTTCTTGGCTGACAGGTGTGCCAACTTCCCAGTTATATTCAGGGTCGTTAGGTTGGCAAAGGTGTCCAACTCCTAGAGTTTTATAGCCTAGACTATCCATATAAATTTCTAACACTTCGCCTTCGTGTCTCTTTATTTCAGCTTTGCAAAGTTCTATATCCATTTTATTATCTTTCTTGAAAAACATCTAATCCTAATTCCTCCATTTGTGCTGAGTAAGGTTGTCCTGTAAAAGGGTCAACTCTATCTGCTGGGTTTTCTTTTGTGTATGGTACGTCATCTTTACCTTCTACTAAACCACCTTTTGCAAATACTGCCATAGGTTCTTTCATGTCTGGTGTTACGTCTAACGATATAACTTTTAATCGTCTAGGCAGAAAAACCTCATCTTCTCCATGTATTTTTTCAAAATCATCATACTCTAGCTCACCTGCTCTTACTCTTTCAGCATCTTTCCAGCGTTTAAGTACATCTTGAGATGTATCTGTAGCTTCCTTAGTATAAACAATAGTACTAAACTTAGGTTCTACTTTATACTCTTTACCTAATTGTTTAGCTGTAGAAGTTATCTTATTTTTATATAAATCTAAAAACTTTTTACCGCTTCCTTTAAATTTACCTACATCAATCGTAATTTCTTTGTTATTTTTTATATCTTGTTTTACAGATTCTTTCATTGACTCTGGAATTTCTTTTAATAAATCTTCATCAGTTTTCACTACTCTAGTACTTAAAGTTTTACCCATTTCTTCATTTATAAAATCTTTTAAATTATCTTTAGATTCATACATGAGAGGCTTACCTATATCTTTTTGAAATACTTGAGTATTAGGCAAACCAATTTCTTCTATAACCCATTTACCTTTATCTGAACCTCTTCTAAATAATAATCTTTCTAAAGTAAATTCTTTTATTTCGTCCTCTATACTTATACTTGAAAATTCACCGTTTTTAGAAGTTCCTATTCTAAGTTTTTTATAATCGTCTATAGAGTTTCTAGCCTTTTCATAAACTTCATTGCCTTTTAAACCTTGTCCTTTAAGAATATCAGGGTCTCCATAATTTCTAAAATTAGTATATTTTCCTTGTAACTCTTTAATAAACATGTCTCTAAACTCTTCACTTTCTAATATTTCTTTTTTTGTAGGAGTCTTACTAATTCTTATACTATCAATATAGTTTAAGCTTTTTTTATTTCTATTTATTTGAGTAGCTGCATCAGTAAATGCAACTTTATCATAGCCTTCTTTAGCTGCTAGTTGCATAACATCTTTCATGGCAATATCAACAAATCCTAAACTTTTATACGGGTAGTCTGGAACACTTCCGTCTTCTGAAATATATCTTCTTGTTCTAGCAGCCTGATGTAAATCTGATTGTATTTCTTCTACAAATAAAACTTTGTTACCTTCAGTATCTACTCTATCAGAAATTCTATAGTGTAAAATTTGGTCAGCTCCTTCAAGATGATTATCTGTAAAAACTGTAGGAGTTTTAGGGTTGTCTAAATGAATTGTAATTTCTCTATAATTAGTAGCTCCTCCCATAGGAAGTCTGTATTTTTCGTAGTCATTACCATAACTTGTAGATAAAGTATCTTCACCTTTTAAAACACTTTCAGGTACTTGAGTTTTTAAAGGAACATCTGGGTTTATAGTAGAAACCGGTTCTAATAAACCTTGATTTCTAGCATAAATATTTAATCGTATTAAAGCTTCATCTCTAGATACCAAGTCATCTGTAAGAAATATTCTGTTATCTCCTATACCTACAGTAGCTTCGTATCCTCTTTGATTTCCAAATAAAGCTATAGGAGTTCCATCAATTTCTCCAGTTAAATATTCTACGTTTAAATTTTCAGTATTTTTATAAGCTAATTCTTCAAGTTGTTCATCAGATAAATTTTTATAAACGCCTTCTCCTTCCTCTCTTAGTTGAATGTTTCTATCTAGCTCCATGTTTACATAATCATTTTCTAATTCAGAAGTCATAGGTCTATCTATTTCTAAAAATTCTTCTACAGATGTATTCATATCAACATTACTAGTTCTAATAGTGGGATTATCTTCACTTCTAACAACTCTATAAAGCTTTGGTCTGTTTTCTCTAACGTAGTTTAAAACTTCTTCAGGTGTAGTATTTTTAGTAACTTGTATATTGTCTAAATCTATAAACTCTAATTCTTCTTTTTTAAACTTATCTTGTTGTCTTTTAGAGCTTTTTAAAGCATCTAGAAAAGCTTGACCACTTTTATAATTATTTACATTTTTTTCTGCAAACACTTCTATACTAGATTTATAACCAGCCATATCTACTGGCACAGAATCATCTATAAAGCTACCTCCTCCACCACCACCCATAGTGTCATCGCCTCTTCTAGCTTGTATCTTTCTTAGACCTTTACTTATTCCTTTACCTGCAAAACCAGCAACAGGTATTAATCCTGTAGCTTCTGCGACTGCTATACCAGCAGATAAAGGGTCTTCTACTTTAATAGGCATTTTTTGTAATATATTTTTTCTAGGATTTATAGCATCTAATATAAATTCTTTTGGAGATTTAAAACTTGGTTGTGCTTTTTCTGTATACACCCCGGCTCCAGTAGCAGATAAAGGTACATTAGTAACAGGATTCATATAACCTGCTAACTGTTCTCCAATTGGTAAAGTTTCAAAAGCTTCAAAACCTTTTCTAACATCTCCTTCTTTACTAGCTTTTATTATTTCTTGATGAGCTTTGTCTCTTCTTTTTTCTCTTTCTTTAAAAAAATTAAAAATTGCATCGCCTGTAATTTTATCTATCTCTTGTTCAGTTTCTGATGTTGATTGAAAATTACCTGTAGCAGTAACAAAACCTCCGGTATTTAAAGTTGACCTAGTCATAGGTTCTAATTGAGATTTAGTTCTTCCACTTTCTTCTTCTGCATTCATTGAAATTTTTCTAGCTATATCTTCGATAAATGCATTTATCTCATCATCTTTTTCTTTTGCTTTTTCTTTTAAAGGTGTATAAGGGTCTAAACCTGTATAATTTTTTAAAACGTTTCTAGTTCCTATTAAAGGTGCTTTTCTTGCAGCAGTCTCTAAAAGTCCTCTGTCGTATAGTGTCATTCCTACAATATCATTTATAGCTGGTCCGCCTAAATTAATTAAACCTACTAATGGATTTTGACCATAAGATAAACTTTCTGAATATCTATAACCATGCTCTAGTGGACCTAATAAACCTATTCTTTCAAAAGCTCTTAAAATATCTTTGTTATCTAAACCTTCTTCGTTTATTCTATCTCTTTCTTCTTTACTGCTTCTCCAATAGTTTGTAGCTAGTGCAACATTTGTAGCCATTATAGCAAAAGCTGTTAATCTAGGAGCATTCACTGCTGGATTAGTTATTGTATTCCTTGCAAAGTTTTTTAAGATAGTATTACTAAACACAGTTGGGTATCTTAAAAACTGTGTCAAGATATCAAACTTTGGATTAGTCATATATAAAGGAACTTTAGCTCTTTCTCTTGAAGTTTGTAATATAACTTCGTTAGTAAACCTACCCGCCCCTCTTACAATTTGCTCATAAAATTCATCATCTAATTTAGCACCTGCATTTAACCATTTCAATCCTTGGTCAACATCTACACCTAAATCAAACAATTCACTTTTTAAATTTTGAGCTTTTACAGGTGCAAAGTCACTCATAACTTCTACACCTTCTTTTGATAATTTATTTAATTTATTTAAATTAGATTGAATTAAATCTTTACCTGTTGAAAAAGCTGCAAGTTGTACAGTTTTTGTCCAAGGTACAAGTAAGTTAAATCTGTAAAATCCTCTAGCTCCTTTTTGTAATATTTCATTCTGCAATCCTTCACCAGCTAAACGATTAGTTACATCTGCCATAGCCTCATCTATACCAATCCAAACACTTGCCATTTCTCTACGAATAGCATCATCACTAAGCCCATGTTTTTGTTTTATTACATTTACAGTTTCATCTGTAAATATTTTATGTCCTTTTGTAATACCATCGTAAACTCCTTTAACATAGCTTTTTGTTGGAGCTTTTGCTAAAGGTATAAATGCTTCTGTAAAAGAAGATATAGTAGCTAAAGGTAGATAAGCTACAGCATTTGCAAGTTTAGTTGTATCATAAATACCTTGTATTAAACCAGAATCAAAGTAATCTACTTGCCCTGTAACAGACTTATAAAGTTTTACAATTTTTTGTTTGTCTCTTCTTGATAAACCTTTACCGTTTCTAGCAGCAGCCAATTCATTATCTATTTTAGTTATATATCTTTCAACAAACTGGTCTTCATTAGATTGTTGAAAACCTTTTAAAACAGTTTCATCAGTTTTACCAGCAAGTTTTTCTGCTTTAGTAGGAAGTAAAAATGTTTTTTTATGTTCAATAGCTCTAGCAGCATTCATAAAATAATTTGTAGCTACAGGTATCAAATCATTAGTTAAAAACTTTTCATATTTATTATCATTTAAATTTTTAAAACTTCTAGCTTGTCCAAGTAAATTAGAATGAGAAGAATATAATTCATTGTTTTTATTTAACATTCCTCTTACAACATCATTTACTTCATCAGCAGGTACAACACCATCTTCAACTAACATTTTTTTAAATTCAGGTTCGTTATTTAATATAGCTTTTTTATTCCAAGACCTTGAAAAATAATTTTCAATTCTATGTGGCTCAAGTCCTACATCCTCTGCATCTTTTAAAATAGTATCATACATTTTTCTAAGATTAGTAGCTGCTTCTTGAACTTCAGGTCTATATGCAGAAGCATCATCTCCTCTTAAAATACGAATAACTCCTATTTCATCGTCAGAAGTAACCTTACCAGTTTTTCTAATTGGTTTTAAAGCAATATCAAATAAGAATAAATACTTAGACCTTCTTGAATCTAAGTCCTCTGCATAACTATAACCCAACCTTTTAGTTGTTCTTTCAGTTAAACGTCTTTCAAAATCTTCAGTAAAAGTTTGACCAAGCTTTCTAGCTGTTGGAGAATATTCTGCAATTGTTTTAAGTATTGAAGTAGGTTTACCTATAGTAACTGCTTTAATAGCATCTTTAGCTTTTCTAGCTTTAAATAATAATTCATTACCTGCATCAGCTCTATACTCATCATTAGAATATAACCTATTCATTCTACTATTAAACAAAGCATTACGCTGTGCTAAATTTCCAAACAAACCACCTGTAAGCGTACCTAAAGCTGTACTTCCTACTAACTCCGGTTTAGAATACATTTGTCTTAAACCTACATTTAATTCTGTATTCTGTCTAAAATGATTATCAAGACCTGTCCAAGCTCCTATTTCTGCTCCAGTTATAGCAGTTGCTTTAGCTATTTGTTTTTGACCTACGTCTTTTAATTTATTAGATGCTACAGCTTTTGCAGTTTTTAAACCTGCTGTAGCTACTCCTTGCCTAGCTGCAAACGAAGTTCCTCCTGTTATTGGAGCTGTTAAAGCAGCAGTTATTAGTGTAGGGTCAGTGACTATATCAACAGAAGCATCTTTTATAAGTTCAAGATATTGACGAAGACTACCCATGTCTGCATTATCAAACTTAGAACGAAGATAACTATAGTCTTGTTTTTGTTGTTCATTAAATTTACCACTTTGCATGGCACGTTGCATACCAGAAACTAAATTAAAATCAGAATCTCTTAAGTATTCAAAAACATCATTAGACTTTTCACCAATAGATTCTAAAAATCTTTCAGCAGTTTCTTGAAACTCATCATCTTTTTCAAGGTCATCAAGAGTATAAGATGTTTGTATAGGTGAGCCGAACACTCCTGTAGTTATTTTTACTTGTGTCATATATTAATTTTATGATAATGGATTTTTTCTAAACTTTGTTTCGTATTGAAAAAACGGACTAAGTTCTTTCTCTTCCTCTTCTTCTTTAGTTTTAGTAAATAAGTCAGGTACAATAATTCCCATATTTTCATCCATATTAAATTCTATATTTAAATTTCTTATATATTCATTTTTAAGGTCTATATTTAAATCAGAACCTTTAATACCATTTAAAGCTGTAGTATACATTCTTGTTAAAAGTTCTGGGTTATCTATATTACCAAAATCTTTTCTAGCACTTTGTTTAAAATAAGGAATATTATTTAATAACTGTTCTAAATTATACTCACCATTTTTTAATTCAGCACCTATCATAAAAGCATCAAACTCTGTTATAATAGTAGTTAAAGGAGAAGCATCTTTTAACTGTGTATCTTTATCTGTCATTCCTCTAGCACTAGCTTGTGATACAATAAATATACTAGCTATTTGTTGTGCTTGAGATGGTGTATAACCTTTATCTATTAAATTTTCAGCAGTTTCTAAAATTTGTAGTCCTAAACCTCTTTGTTTTGCGGGGTCTCCATCTATAACTTTAAATGTTTTTTTATAATTGTTATTATTAACCATATCTATAATAGTTCTACCACTACTTAAAGCTATGTCTATATCGGTAACACTATATTCTTTTCTTTTTTCAGGGTCTTTTTGTTTAAAATCTGTAACAATTTCTGTATCAATAGAAACTGGTCTTATTCCTCCGGGACTTGTTTCGTCTTTTACCATCATAAGAAGTTTATTTTTATTATAAGTATTTCCTTCAGCATCTTTAGCAGGAACTTTTATTAATGAAGGTTGACCTATAAGTTTATCTCTAAAAAATGGTACTTTCTTTTCTATTTCATTATATTTATTTACAGCTTCAGTAAATATGTCATCTGTAGTATCAGGATTAATTTTTTGAAATTCTTTATACTGAGTATCTAACTCTCCAAAGTCTTTGAAAAGTTTATTGTTTAATAAATTTTCTCTATATTCTTTACTTTTAGCTGCAATACTTTCTTTAGTTTCACCACGAAATAAATTTTTTAAACCTTTAGTAGCCCAATCAAAAACAGTATGAGGAACTTGAGATTGTGAAAATTGATTCCATCTGTTTTGTAAATCTTCTACACTTGTAGGTATATCTTGAGCTTCTTTTAAAACACTTGCCCAGCCTAAAGCTTTTTGTTTACCTAAAATCTCTGCTTGTCTTAAAAGTGAAGCTCTTCCACCGCTAGTAATTTCTTTATCAGTATAAATATCTGATGCATATGTATCTAAATTTTGCTTATAAAAATTTGTCCAGTAAGAAGTAGCATTACCATTATACTGTTCATCTATAATTTTTTGAGTATTTAAAATATCTTGTGTTCTATTATAAATACGTTCTAATTGAGCTTTTTGTGGACCCATACTAGCATCTAATTGTTGAGCTGAATTGTTTATTAACATATTAGCTCCTTTTAAAATTGTATCAAACTTTAAAAGTTTTTTAGAAACGTCATTATATTTTTTAGCTTGTTCTTCTTTATAAGCTCTAGCCTTATCAAACTGTTGTTGAACAAACTCAACTTGACCTTCATAATCGTAATATTTAGACATTTTAACTTCCTTGTTGTTGTAATAAACTTGTAGGCTCTTCTACTGTTTCTTCTGTTTCTGGTTTAGCTAATAAACTTTCTTGAGGTATTTCTAATTCTTCAATATCTTCCATGATATCTTTAGGTAAAGCACCAGCAGGAATACCTTTTTTTGTTTTTTCTTTTATTTGTTCTTTAATATTTTTACCTGTTTGTTCTAAAATAGTTAAATCATCTTCATCATCTTCACTATCTATTCTATATTCAATTCCAGCTTTTTCAGCTAAAGCCATTAATAAATATGCAATAGGCTCTACTAACATTAACATTAAATCAGGATTCCATTTGCCTTCTCTAAAACCAACATAAACTATTTGGTTTGTTAAATCAAAAATAGTAACTCCATCTCCTATAGCAGCCATTAAAGGCATATAGTTTTCTTCTTGTAGCAATTCGTTTGCAGTAAAATCTAAAGCCTTTTTAAAGTTTGTAAACTCTGGAGGTCTTTTAAAAGGTCTAGGCTCATCTGGATTATCTGTTAAAGATTCTCCCGGTATAGGTCTAGCTGCGTTTGCAAATGCATTTACTGCTTCTTGATTATATTCTTCCATTATTATTGTCCTTGTCTTATAAAGTCATCTGCTGCTGTCATTTCACCAACTGCAAAATTTGTCATAAAGTTTTGATATTCTGCATTCTCTCTTTCTACTAAACTGTTTAAAGCATTAGAATTTAAAATATTATCTAAAGTAAAATTATTACCTTGTTGTTTTATTGCATAATCTAAATTACTATAAGATTGAGGATTAACAATTAAACTATCTACAATGTTAGGAGTATTATAAAAAGTAGGTCCTTCTGGCATATCATAACCAAGTGCTTCTAAACCTTCTTGTTTAGTTTTCATAAATATACTACTTGTTACACCTTTTTCTAATCCAGTAGTTACAGCTTCTTTAACATCAAACTCTTTAACACCTTTTACAACTTGACCCGGTATATCTTTTAACGTATCCATAAATGATGCATCTTTAGGTTTATCTAACATAGACGGTACATTTACAGGTTTTGTAAATTCAGTTACATCTGTTAAACCTTCTACAATTTCTGATGGTTTAATTTTAGGAGCTACAGCTTCTTTATAATTTTGTTCTAAAAAGTTTCTTAAATCTTCAGGAGCTGCTGTAGTAATATCAAAAGGTTTTTCAGCTTCTAATATTTTAGTTAAACTTTCTGGAGCTGTAGGGGTTGCTACATCTTTTGCAAATATAGAAGTTCTTCCTTCGCTTAGTGTAAATCCTTTACCTTTTGCAAAGTTAGTGACTCTATCTAAACCATTACTAATTCCTTCTGTAACTGTAGTGTATACTTTACCAGCAAAAGTAGCTGCTTTATTAATCATGTTTAATCCGTGACCTAAAGCTTTAGCACCAATTCCATTTGCTTTTAAAAGAGTAGAAGACCATTTTGAAAGTTTACCTGCCGTTCCAAAAAAACTTCCTAAAGCACTTGTAGCGTAAGGCATAAGAAACATCATACCTACTTGTCCAAGAACTCCAAGTTTTCCAAAAGCTTTACCTATTTTTTTAAATACTTTTTTTACACCTTTAAAAATTTGTTTAGATTTTTTTCTTAACCATCCCATTATTATTTTCTCCTATTATCCTGTTCCAAATATTCTATCTATAGTAGATGAAGCATTATTAAAATTAGTAGACCAATGTTTAGCAGCATCTCCTTCAGAACTAGCAGCAGCTACCATAGCTTGTAACTTTCTAGTAGCAGCATTTTCACCAGCAGTAAAATCTTTTGTTGCTTGGTCAGCTAACTCATTCCAAATAAATGATAAAGCTGATGAAGTTAATCCAAAAGCATTTTGTACATTTTGAGAATTAATTGCGTTCTCAGTAGCTGTATCAATTCTATTAGCATCTCTTCTCCAACTAATATTAGAATTTATTATAGCTTGTTGGTTAGCAGCATTCCATTGATTTCTACTAAAATCTAATTGTGCATTAAATTTATTAACATCATTTAATATCATAGCATTAGCTTTATTAACATCTGCAATTCTATTAGCATCTCTGGCAGAAGCAGCATTCTTTGATTGAGCATTAAAAGTTTGTGCAGTATTCATTTGACTAATATTAAATTGTTCCATTTGTTGAGCTAAACTAGCCATAAATTGATTAGTTTGATTTTCACTTTGAGCATTAATTTGTCTTGATACATTTTCAGCAGACTGATTAGATAATAATCTTTGTTGCTCTTGTTGAGCTTTCATTATATTAGCTTGTTGTTGATTAGATAAATTAGCCATGTCCATCTTTAAAAAGTTTTGAGCATTAGTAATAGCTAATTTAGTTCTTTGGTCTGCTGTAGCTAAATCTAAACTTGCCATAGCTGTAGCATTTTGCATAATAGCTTGTTGCTCTGCATTCATGTTTGTAATAGCTACGGTTTGCATAAATTTACTATTAGCTAACTCTCTTTGTTGGTCAGCATTGAAGTTTGCCATATCCATATTAGCAGTAATACTAGCGTTTTGCATAGCTCTTTGTTGGTCAACATTAAGCTGTGCTAATCCCATTTGTTGTGCTAACTCTGCATTACGGATGTTAAGTTGCATCTGCTTGTTAAGATTTGCAAGTTCTGTCTGTTGAGCAGCACTTAAATTTTCTGAACTAGCTTGATTAAGAGCTGACAAGTTTGCAAGTCTTGTTTGTTGTTCTGCAGAAAGATTAGCTCTTTCCATGTCTTGTTTAAATGCTGCATTCTTAGCTAAGAAGTCTGCTGCAATCTGCATCTCTGTAAGACGTTCTTGATTTTCAGCAGCTTGGTTAGCTCCTTCAACTTGTGCTTCTATTTGTAACTCTGCTAAATTAACTTGTTGTTCATTGCCTAAGTTTTGTGCATTAGTAGCTTGTTGATTTTGAGCATTAAGAACAGCAGCTTGTTGTTGATTCTGCAGGTTAGCCATTCTTGTTTGCTGTTGAATTTGTGCAGAAGTCATTACAGCATCTTGTCTAAATTGACTCTGCATTACTCCCATCTGTTGAGCAAATTGTGCAGTCTGACTTTCAGCAGTTTGTCTATTAGCAAGATTAGCCATTCTCAATTGTTGTTCTTGAGTAGC